TAAAAGAATTAGTAGTAGTACTAGAAGAGATAATAAAAGTTGACATCAATCAAGATGGAAAAATAGGAAAATAAGTATTAATAATTAAAAACAATTAAAGTAAATGGACAGTGTAAAAAGTTTTGAAGAAAAATCAGCAGAGCAAGTATTAGAAAAAGAAGCAACACCATTAACAAGACATGATGTAAAAGATAGCCCGTTCGTGGTTATTGGAAACGATGAAAATGGATGGGTTGGAACTATGGGAAAATATAGGCTAACTGAAGAATTTAAAACAGTAGATGAGTGTAAAGAAGATTTAAAAGAAATTACATGGAATCGAATAGTACAAGTATTAGTATTAATTAATCAAATAAATGAAGTAAAAGATGAGCAGTAGTGTAAAATTGGGCGGAGAGCGTCTAGGAAGTGGAAAAAAGAACAAGTATATAACAAAGACGTTCGAAAGAAGTACGCATAACTTGAGTTATTTATGGCGTAGTAGTATGAGTGCGGGAACATTAGTACCGTTTATGAGTGAAGTGGGGTTACCTGGAGATACATTCGATATTGAATTGAATGCAGATGTAAAAACATTACCAACAGTAGGACCATTATTCGGAAGTTATAAAGTGCAGTTAGATGTATTTGAAGTACCTGTAAGATTATTCAATGGAAAATTGCATATGAATAAGTTGGAATTAGGAAGAGAAATGAACACAGTTCATTTACCTCAGTTAGAAATAGAGCATGATTATAAACCGGCTGATATATTTGATGATAATAGTCAGATAAACCCGAGTTGTATACTAAGTTACTTAGGAATTAGAGGACTGGGAAGAACAAAAGATGAATTGGCAGGAGATATAACAAGAAAATTTAATGCAGTACCGTATCTAGGATATTGGAGCATATTTAAAAATTATTATGCAAATAAGCAAGAGGAAAATGCATATGTAGTACATACGACAAATGAGGCAACGACAATAGATACAGATTATGGACAGTATATAAATGGGAATAGTTTTTATAGTTCTGATATAACAGTAAATGCAGGAAATGTAGTAGAATTAAAATTTGGATATAAAAACGAAAATAGAATTGGAGATATAGACCCAAGAGTGGCAACAGTAAAATATAAAAGTGGCAATGATACTATGGCTACTTATTTTTTAGACCAACTATTTGAAACATTTGAATACTATACAGATGATAATAATGTAAGGTGGTTAAGTTGTACAGACTTTAAAGGGTTAGACCCAAATGATTTGAATGAGACAACAGTATGGGGAAGGGCTTCACTTAATCAACCAAGTACAATACCATCAAGAGGAGATATAACAGAATTGGTAGAATTTCCGTTAGCGAATATTGACGAAATGACAATGGATCTATTAAGTACAGTAAGAGCAACAGCACCAATTATAATTAGTGATACAACTAGAGCACCATACGGATTAAGTTTAAAAAAAGAAAATGGAGTGTATTGTAAACTAGGAACACAAGAGGGATTAGCAGTAAAAACATACCAAAGTGATAAGTTCAATAATTGGATAGATACTGAATGGATTGATGGAACGGGTGGAGTAAGTGAAGTAACCGCAGTAGATACAAGTGGTGGAAGTTTTACAATAGATGCGTTAAGTTTAGCAAATAAAGTATATAAAATGCTGAACAGAATTAACATGAGTGGCGGAAGTTACAACGATTGGATAAATGCAGTGTATAGCCATGAAAGTGTAAGAAAAACAGAAACGCCAGTATATCATGGAAGTTTAATAAAAGAATTAGCATTTGAAGAAGTAATAAGTACTGCAGAAAGTGAAACGAGCAATAATGAACATCCATTAGGAACATTAGCAGGTAGAGGAAAACTAACAGGAAAACATAAAGGAGGAAAAATGGTAGTAAAATGTCATGAGCCATGTTATGTAATGGGGTTAGTAAGTATAACACCAAGAATAGACTATAGTCAAGGGAATAAATGGGATTTGAATTTAAAAACGTTAGATGATTTACATAAGCCAGATTTAGACCAAATAGGATTTCAAGATTTGATAACAGATGAAATGGCGTGGTTTGATACAGAAATAGATACGGCAAACGGAGATAAATTAAACTATAAAAGTGTTGGAAAA